CAGTTCCTGCTGTTGAGGTCGAAGTCGGTAGAACTCCATTCCATACTGGAGTGAGTCCTCCAATATTTTCATGCCGGGATCATTCGACTTATACAATTCATAGCCATATAATGCATACCCGATTATAGGGATGGCTTTGCCAGTTCCGACAAGTAGGCTTCCCCGGGCTAAACGCATCAACCTGTAGTTTCTCGTCTTGCCTTTGGGAATAACAGACCTAGTTTGTCCACGCCTAGGTTGGCGCTGGAAATGTCTCGCCTGCTTCCTTGATGATTTAGCAGGACGGTAGTCTATCTTCTTCGAACTAGCCTTCTTAACACTCATCGGATTTGACGCAGACGTTCTTCTGAGAACTTTATGCTCCTTCTTCGTGTATTGGGTCCATTCCCTCTCACTAAGAGGGTGAATCGCAAATGGTGCTCGTGCAATTTCTTCCTTCCCGATCAACTGAACAATTTCTCCAGCCTTATTCGCAATTCGAATATTGGTAAAATTTGCAGCTGCGGAACCAACTCGTTGAGTAGAGGTTACCAGGTTAAGCCCCTGGATACCTCCATGGTTATGTATTGTACAAAACGCACGACTGGGATAACATTCCCTAGGCATGTTCTCACTTCTTCGACCGTCTTAACTGCGCTTTGACTGTGGCAACACGCTTGCCGTTAACATACTTGTAACGGACAAGAGAGCCTCTCCTGTGTCGCCCTTCCGACCCTTTCTTGCGAAATGGTTTTCCAAAACTTACTTTCTTCCTTGCCATGAATCATCCCACCGTAATAGTCGGTAGGAACTGTGCAAGTCCCATAAATTTACAGTAGGCTGTAAATATCATATAATTCAAAAGATTTTGTGGATTGCGCATATGCAGAAGCATCTTCGCTAATGTGAGAGTGGTTGGGGCAACCGTTTCAGTTACACTTTCACTTTCACTCAAAACTCTTCACCTACGGATTCAACATCAAGTACAAGTTCCCATGTACCATCAACAGATGTCACATCAACTTGTATTAATCCACACAATGCCTGGAACCCATGAATCGGGGCCACTGGCATTTGTTTAGTAGAAGTGGCTACAGATTGGCGCTGAAGGTTGTAATCAGACGTCTGAGTAGTATCGTTGATTCCAAACATACTGACTTCATCGTAAGGAGGCTGGTCTCCTTCAGCCTCGATGACAGTGATTCTGTCATCATCAGCATCCGACGCATCGAATAAGTTAGCAAGCGGATCTGCCGCGTGGTCAGGGCTTGCTTCTGGATCTCTGTCAGAGACCTTTGGCCTAGTATTGAGCCAGGACTCAATCAATCCTACTCTAGTCCATCCAAGTGGATTTGCTTCATTCTGAATTCCTCCACTTTTTGGTCCAACAATCTTCAGAAAGAAATTATCTGAAGGTAGTCGAACTCCACTGTTATCCTCGGATGGATCTTCCGAAGTAATAACAGAATAAGACCATTCGGGAGCAGATGCAAGATAGAGATCTTCTCCATGTGCATCTTTAGGTAACATAGGTCCGGAGCCATGATTATTATTCAAGAACACCTTGAAGTCGTTGTACTTGCCTGGCTTCAGCCCTGGGCTGCTTGCAATCGTATCGGAAATCATCTTCTTCCATATACGGAAGCCACGATTGACGGCCGTCCTGGCGGTCCAGGTATTTGGGGCCGTATTTAGATTAACTCTGGAGATGACACCATCTCCTTGAGATCCATCAACAAAAAATCCACCATAAACTGTGTATAATTTTTTTTGTCTGTGTAATTTTCTTTCCTGGAGGGAAAGTGCTTTTGCTAAATCAATATAGGTTTGTCCGGTTCCATCTCCTGTGAACCGCATTCTTACAACTGCCATAATATTGGCGATAGGGTTCTCATAAAAGAACCTGTTGTAAACTCCCCTCTTGGTGATTAAAATCACGCAATTCACCGCCCCGCTCCCGAATCACGAGGCTGTGCTCGGATGCATGCACCACTGCGCTCATCTCGATGCCGTTTTCAACGACCAAAGGCCGTCGACTATTTAGATGAATCCTCGGATGCATCGGGTAACCAATCAAAGTCATATGAAATTCTCATATGCAAAGAAAGAGACATAACGTGTTCATTGTCAGAAACAATTTCATCTTTAGATCTGCAACGATGTCTCCTCTTGAGTTGAGACACCATTTTACCACACTTGGTACAAGTGGTGGCCATTAGCAACACCTGCAGTCAAAGGGCCAGCAGTGTGAACAAACTCTCCGAGGTGAGAAGGAGTAGGATGACGGGATGCTACCTACTCCTCCTCGGAGTCGTTTTTTTTTGAAAATTCTTCATGTACAGCCAGGTCCATGCGACAGTAACAGTCGAAACATATTCTGTCTTGATGAGCCTCTCCAGCGAGAGATATACCACATTCTTTGCATCCCATGATCACACGGAATGGAATCTAGCATATGAACTCATCCCAAATTTCGAGTGTACCATTCCAAGTACCTGGCAAAACCGCTAGAAGCAGTTTGTCTAACCAGTTCCTGCTGTTGAGGTCGAAGTCGGTAGAACTCCATTCCATACTGGAGTGAGTCCTCCAATATTTTCATGCCGGGATCATTCGACTTATACAATTC